CAGCATGCCACAACTCGAACTGGATCCTGGTTTTGTAAAACCAGTGAGCGCTTCTGATATAGCTGAACCGGGCTACGTGTCGGGAGGCTCTGTATTACCGGCAGCAAGTACCAACCTCCTCAGGAACGGCAATATTACCTGCATCAAACCCAACGGTCGCCTTGCATTTTGGTTTACTTCAACGGTGGCAGGAACACTGACTATCACGTATAACGTCAATGGTGTGATCACTAAAAGCCTCCAGAACCTAGGGGCGTCGTTGACCGCTAATGCCGAGTATTCCGGGCAGATTGCCGTAGATGCAAGTGAAACCGTTAATTTCCTGTTCTCTGTTACCAGCGGCACCTATCGCCTGGTTGTCCGGGAGATCTGATGGTGAAGCGTCCGGCTAATGCACCCTTTGATCCCTTGGAAGGTATCGATCATTTCTCCGGGATCGCGATGGGTGCGGCCTATACCGTCCCTGACTTCGGTCCCAACGGCCGGGCTCTGAATGGCCAGGAATACGTCAACAAGGCCCTGGACTCGGATGTTTATGGCGGCCGGAAAATCACCTATTTCAACAAATACGACCGGCTCCAGCAGCTCGAACAAATTAATTCAAGACTGGGCATCGGCCTGATCAAACTCGGCTTTAAACTCCGGGGCCCGGAATTCAAACTATTCTGTGACCAGGCCGCCGGACTCACCAACGAACAGCAGACCTCAATCCTCCAGGACGCGAACAATTTCACGACCAATCTTGATCTTCAGAACCAGTTTGCTGCTGCAGGCCGGTTACTTGCCCGTGATGGCACCGTTCCGATCCTCAACAGTGCCGATGCCCGTTTTGGCAATGGGGAGGGGATTACAACCCTTGACTACATGCCGATGAGCCATACCACGATCCTGCCCATCGATGCAGAACCTATGACCGCATTCCAGAACGAGGAACAGCTCTGGGAATACGGAACACTTACGGGCGAGGCGTACCAGGTCATCATTAACGAACGCATCCAGGCCAAACGCGAAATTCACCTGATCCCTAACGGCCGGGTTACCCTCATGCGGTTGATGCATTTTGGTAATCAAGTCCGTGACATCTACAACCGGAACACCATCGGTCTCTACGGTATCAGCCTTGCCGAGATGATTGATCCTCGCGTCAAGCAACTTGAAGATATGATGTGGGGCTTTTCAAAAGCCATCAACCGGTACGGTTTTGGCCGGCTCCAGATCGACAACGACCTCTTGAAACAACAGATCATTGAAGGGACGGTTAACCTCAAGCAGGCTGCAAGGATCATGGACACGGAACAGAAAATCATGAATACCCTGGAACCCAACCGCGACCTCCTGACTATTGGAAAGACGGTAAAGGCGATCCCGGGCGGGTTTGAGAATGCTTCCGGTGTTATCGAGATGATAGAGGCCGTCCAAAATGATATCTCGTATGGCCTGTTCGAGACGGAAGCCGGGGGCAACCGGACACATTCCGGATCAAATCGGGCGTCGTCCCAAGTATCTGACCAGGATGCCAACCGGGTTCTTGAAGCTCTGCGGCTTCAGGTAAAGGTCGGCTTTGAGTCCATCATCAAACGACACCTTGAACTGCTCGGGTATAATGAGGTGGAAGCGCAGTCTATCCGGATCGAATTGCAGCCTATCGATACACCCATCGCCGATCTCCAGGTGCTTTTGAATATCGCCGCGATGGATCCAAAAGCACTATCTATGGGACAGGCCATAGAAATGGCCGGCCTGCACATTCCTCCCCGGCAGACGGTTGATTTTGAAGAAGACCAGACAATCCAGAGTGACGATCAGAATCCGCCGGCTGTTTCTATTGCTCCGGGGAAAGGTGCCTCGGTGATGATGTTCGGGGCCAAGATCAATGTCCGGCCGGGTGAATCGATCCAAGCCGCATACAAGCGTAAGGCAAAACAGGAACTGTCCTCTGCCGTGAAAAAGTGGAAAGCCGAGAACAAGAAAATTCCCCTGCCCGCTTCCAAGACCGGTGAGTGGCGGCTGATCTTCGGCCGGTATATCAACGTGAAAGAGGGCGAGGACGAAGCGGGATGTTATCTCACACAGACCCGCCGGAACTATGACAATGATACCGAAGCGTGGGAGCAGGAATCCCGGCGTGTGAAAGAAGAGAAATTGAAGGATGGGAAGAAATGACCGGTTCTGTTGTGTTGTTGAGATTTTCAATTGTCAATATTCATGGGTTTTAAGACAACCTTGGAAGCAAGGCAATTAGAAACCTTGATGAGTTTGGGGGCGATACATCACAATGACTGAATCAACCGGTGTAATAAATTTCATGCCCAGACCCTCACCAATGATTTCAATTAAACCGAGTGTATTCTTTTGGTTGTTAGATAAATCTGGGTGGTCTCTGCAAGAGATTGCTAATAAAATTGAATGCGATGAGATGGAAGTCAGAAGATGGAAAGATGTAAAAGATCCTATTAAACTTCCATTACCCAAAGTTGAAATTATCTCAAAAACTATTGAACGACCACTGTCCGCATTTTTTATGGCGGAACCACCAAAAGATCATAAATTACCCAAAGATTTTAGAAAACTCCCGCCATCCGATCATGGGGGAATTCCTCCATATTCAAAAGAGACATTGCTTGCATTTAGAAAAGCCTCTCATTTACAAGAAGTGACTATGGAATTGCTGAGTAATTTAAACACTCCCTATGACTTTAAAATTCCAAAGTTTACGTTATCAGACAATCCAGAAAAAATTGCATATGCAGAAAGGTTAAAATCTGGCGTATCTCCAGAAGCACAGGCCAATTTTGAAAATGCTACTAATGCTTATGGAATTTGGAGGGAATGTTTATCCAGATATGGAGTTTATGTATTTGAATTTGGAATCCCGATAGAGGATGCGAGGGGATTCTGTTTAATTGAAAAAGATCCAAAAGTCGTAGTTATCAATAAAAAAGATGCAATACGGGGTAAGATTTTCTCCTTACTCCATGAGTATGCGCATATATTATTACGAGAGTCTGTAATTTGCAATAATGACAGCGATTTATCATCAAATACCGATATAACAAAAATTGAGAACTGGTGCAATAATTTTGCCGGGGCTTTTTTATTGCCAAAAGAAGAAATAATCAAAGATTTTGAGGGTTTCAATCCAGAAACAGACAATACCCTGAAATTATTGCTGGATTTATCTAATAAATATAAGGTTAGTAGAGATTGCGTATTAGTTCGGATGAGATTTTTAGATTTAATTGATTACCCGTATTATTCCAGCATTAAAGGAGTAATTGAGTCTGAATTCCGTGAGAGAAAAAGAAGAGAAAAAGAAGAGAGAGAGGCATTAAAAGCAAAGGGGTTGAAACCCTCAATTATCCCCCAAAAATCAAAAGATGTAACAATTTGGAACGATCGCGGTTCTAACTTTGTCTCGCTCGTTTTAAAAAATTCAAATAAAGGGTATATCACAGAACGAGATGTCATGGACATTCTCGAGCTGAGAGTTGATCATTTGATGAAGTTATTGCCATCTTAGGTAAAATGAGTCCCTCCAATATTGTGTATATAATAGATTCAAGTTCTCTTATTTTTTTACGGAGGAATAATCCAATTGATATTTACAAAACCCCTTGGAGAAGATTAAAAGAACTAATAGAAGAAAATAGGCTAATAACCCATTCCGAAGTCAAAAAAGAAATTATAGATGGCAACGATTTATTAGTCGAATGGTTTAAAGAACAAGATAGAGAGTTCGACTGGGTATATAACATAACAGATTATCAAAATGCAATATTACCCAAAATCCATAAAAAATACCCTCTTTTTATTAAACCGGAAAATGAACATGATGCAGATCCGTTTATTATAGCATTAGCCTGCGAGAGAATAAACACTCCAAAACTGCAAGCAACTCTCTATGGAGAATACCAATATGTGGTTATCTCGGATGAAAATAGCGCGCAAGGACAAAATTTAAACAATCCCTATGAGGTTGTAAAAATTCCAGACTTTTGTAAGATTTTTAAAATTGAATGCATCAAAATTTTTGAGATGTTCCGCAGAGAATCGTGGGAATTCTAATTTTTACGAAAGTGTGTGGAGCGAGGGATTTACCCTTTATTACAAGCAACCACTGGAATCAACAGGTGTTGTTTGAGTTATCCCTTTATCACGGTATGATTTTTAACATTTGTTGTAATGCCCCACCTTGACTCCAATGGTTATTCCAAATGTTAAAAATCTTTTTTCATCACTTGGCCAAAAAAATGTTTTGCGTCAGAGAAGGAGGGAATTATTTCAAAAATCCAGCGATGCCCTCTTTGGATCTGAAACTGCAAATAACGCAGAAGAACCAGGTAAACTATATCGTTTGACAAAATTAAATCGGTGATCATATGGGTGATGTAGTAGATAAGAATAATTTGCGACAGGAGCTTCAGCAAATATTCGATAATTTTGATGTAAACTCAAAACGAATTCAAAAATTGGTAAATGAAAAATATTTTGATGAAGCTATTATTTTAACTGTAGTAATTTTCGAAGTTCTACTAAAAGATACCTTTAGATCTTCCAGGGATGTTTGGATACATTTTGGGCATGGTTCTGACATTGTTGGTGATACTCAAAATCACATGATTTCAAATAAAATAATAGCGACTAGAAAACACATAAGAAAATATTTGGAGAGCATAAATGCTTATGATAAATTTCTGAAAAATTATTACATTTTTAAAGATGATTATCCATTCCCCGAAAATGAAACACTTTATCAAACATTATTTACAACAAAGGATACGACAACGAAATGTCTAATTAATTTTCAGAATATTAAAGATGAAAATGGGGCTTGCCACGCCTATAAATTCTTTTTGGACATCGATTTGAAGAGATTAGATCCTGATGAAAAAAAATCTAAGGAGAAATGGGCAAAATTAACTGAACTAATAGATCAACGGCATAAAATTGTTCATTCAGGTTCAAATACAACAATGAAATCTAAAGATATCCAAGAAGTTTTGGACTCTTTGATTTTTATGAAAGATTCAATTAGAAAAAAAATATTTTCTTATTATGGAATTCACTGAATTTGAATTGTATATACGTAAAAAGCAAGATGTGTTTCAATTTTCACTTTTCTGACCTTTGGCAATGGGTGATGATAACTCATCGGAATCGAAATAATCCCTGCAAATTTGTTTCATTATGAAAATTTCTATTTTTATTAATTGTCTCCCTAAAGTCCCATCAATCTATTAGAACCGATTATTTTACCCTGCCCATCATTAATCTGTGATCATGTAAAAGAAGGAATTGGAGTTGGGGTTGGTGTAGAACAGACGCAATTAAGAAGGTTGTTTGGAGATGGTTTCTGACAATATTGTTGGCATTGTTGATCGTGAACTGAATCTAAGGATGATTTTCCAGAAGAATATGCAGATAGACCGGCATTGTACACTTGCTCACCAATACAACCCATAACCAATATGAGAGAGAGAAGTATAATAATAACTATTATTATTTTTCTCATGATCCGTACGTTCGTTGTTCATTGATATATCCTTTGCGGTTTTACAGAAATAGATAATATACCGAATGAAAAGTGAATCAATTTTCGAAAAAAAATAATTATTTTTTAAAATTTTTTATGATAAAGCTACGATTTTGGAAAAACATTCGGTAATGTTTACTGACAAACCCATCACATTGATTGATTTCCATTAGCGATGGTCCCGTTTCATCAAAGACATTATTGCAATGAAGTTGAACAATAAATTTTTTGGGGAGTGCCAGCCTATTTAATTTTGAATATTCAATATAATCATCGCCTTTTTTTCCATAACATAGGCCTCCGCGGTCTCCATGCCCTAAAATCCAAAGTTCATTAGTATGATCATTATAATAAGCATCTTCAAAATTTTTAGGTTCGAAAATGTGATAGATCTTGTATTTAGTATTAGTTTTTTTGCATTCTTCAATTAATAAACCAATACAATCACTTACAAATAAATTGTCTGGTAATTTGGTATAATGTCCCAATATAATTGCGATATGATCTTCGTCATCAGAAAGTTCATCTGATTCTGGATATTGAAGACCCTTTTCATTTCCTGATATTAGGGGTAGGTATTGTGAAGATAATGCCAAAAACAAAAGTATCAATAGAATAAGACATACTCCGAAAATAATTAAAGTAAATATTGCAAGGAGATCTTCGGCAGGTGTTAAAGAAATTATTGATCTTATAAAATTGAAGTAGAATATTGGCAGAAAAAAAGCTGGAATAATCAATAATACTAGAACCGTGTACCCTAAATTGATTTTGTCGCAAAACAAACACTGAATGCCTTCTTCTGTAAAAAAATCGTCTTTAAGCCATAACAGAAAATCCCAACTTTTCAGGACAAATACTCTTTTCTTTCGAATTAGTAAATGGGATAACGGAAGTAAAGGCACTAGTGCAAATAGTAATATTAGTAATATTAAAGTTAATATATCCATATATTACAAAACGTGTGGGGAAATATTAATCATTTTTCATTATATCCTATTCGAGTATGCTATTATCGATCTTGTCACACATCCGCAATATCAAATCCATTTTTTACAACATTCTTACTTCCACACTTGAAACTTTTTTTACCTTTATAATTTTTGAATAAAAATCCCGTCTCCAGATGCCGGAGATACCCCTGCTCGGTTCGCTTCAATCATACACAGTAGCCGCCGCTGCCGATGGTGCACTCCTCGCACAAGGCCCTCTTTTCACCGCGAACAAGATTAACAAAAACGGTTGGGGTATTCCCGAAGATGAAGCGGAGCATTTCGCTGACTCGTTTACGGGAATGCCAATCCGGTATTGTCCGAAAGGTGTTGATACCGTTGCCAAAGACGGGTCACCGATTCCTGCTGCTCACTACTGCGACGCTATCAACAGCAGCCGGACGATTGTCGGGAGTATTGAAAACGTCTATCCGGTGGGAAAAGACGACGAGAACCGTACGATCTATGACATGAAAGCCCGGATTACCGACCCGAAGACCGTCACCGGTATTAAGGACGGCACTATCCCCGCGAGCTGGAGCCTTTGGGCGTATGCCACCGAAGAAAGCGACAATGGCATGATGCGGGGCTGCCAGGGAAAGAGCGCAAGCATTGTCAGCGATCCGGCATACGCTGAGGCCCGGTTCCAGTGGCAGGCAATCGCAGCCTCCGCCGCTCCGGGCATCGATTGGAGCAGGGGTATCAACGAACAAGGAGCCAGAATGGCCGACGATAAACCAGAAAACCAGACAACGCTTCCTGGGGTTACCCCTGTGGCAGCGGCTACCGGTGGTATCACCCAGGTATTCAACCTGGGGGCTGCTGCATCCGGTGATGGAACGACCGATGGAAAAGACAGTACCGACGACCCCAAACCAGCCGAGAATAACGCCGTCTGTGCGAAATGCAAAGAACCCCTCCCGGCCTCTGCCAGGTTCTGCCCGGCGTGTGGCACATCGCTTCATGCCTCTTGTTCGAACTGTTCGTCAACCATTCCTCCAGGTGCGAAGTTCTGTCCTGCGTGTGGAAACCCGGCAGCCGATAGCAACATGAACACCACGGTCGGTGACAACTCCGTTGCTGCTTCGATGGTCGATAAGCTCGTCGAACAAAAACTTGCGGCCCGGCTCGACCAGGAAAAACGCCAGTCCCTTGCGGCTTCTATCGCACAGGTTCAGGTTAAAACCGGCGTCCTCCAGCCAGCGGATAGCGAAAAACGCATCGCTGACCTCATTGCACTCCCGGCGGCAACTCTCGAAACCGAGCTCAGCAACTACTGCATGATCGCCGACAAACTCGGCAAACCAGTTGAACAGGGCATGCGCAGCGGCCAGATCCCCGCAGCAGCAGCGGCTACCAACACCGGACTGCCGAAGATTCCGATGCCAGCCAATTATCGGGCAATCCTGAAACAGGCGCTCGGCATCGATGGAAGAGGCATGACGGATGCAGATATCCTCAAGTACGGCATTGCGAGGACTCCTGCCGGCGTCTGGCAGGGTTCGTACCATTCCAGCGAGGGATAACCCATGACAAACCTTACTTATCCCATCGATATCCCGGAACGACAAGGAAAGACCGTAAAACGTGGTGTTGCCGCTGGTGTGCCGATCTTCAAGGGCGGGCTGCTCGAACTCAACATCCGTGGTTACGTCCAGCCGTTCAACCCGACTGACAACCTGCCTTTTGCCGGTATTGCCGCCGAAGGATCAATAGTCCCGGTCTCCCCGCTCCAGGCTACCCTTGTTGGTACAACTGACGGATGGGCAACCATTGGAGTCCAGATCACCGGCCTGCATAAGTTCGCGTACGCTGCAGCATCTGTTACCAACATCAACTCCCTTGTATACACCGCTGGCGACGACAACACGATCTCGCTTGTAGAAAACGGACAGCCGATTGGTATTGTCCAGGATTACGAAAGCGGATACCTCTGGGTCAATATCAACGGGTTTGCAGCCAGTCTCCCGCAACGTCTTGATCCGGTCGGGGTGATCAATGTCCCGTTCAGCCTAGTGACTGGTACGCAGTACACCGGCATCACGCTTCCTCCCCGGGCAATCGTGATGGATGTCATTGTTGAGTATACGACCCCACTGACCGGTGCTTCGGTCAGCCTTGGCCTTGCAACTATTGCCAACGGTAGCGTGAATAACAACTGCCTCGTGAATGCATCGCTTAGCCCGGCCACCGGTTCACCGGGATTTGTCGATCTTATTTTCGAATCCACAACTTCGGCCAATATTACGCTCGGTGCGTTCCTCAACCAGGCAACGATCAAGTCCGGGGATGCGACCCCGATCTATGCAGCGACCCAGAAATACTACGCTTCGCCACAGAACCCGATCCTGACTCAGTTTGCTGTAACTGCAGCAGCAGCCGCAACCCCGATCACGGGTGTCTTCCACGTCCAGTTTATGGTGGTCTAACCATGCCCGTTGGTTTATCCGATCTTTACCCTGAATTTACGCAGCTCCTGATCCAGACCCAGTTTTTCCGGATCTACGATATCTATGTGCCAGACGATTACGGCCTGTTCACCCAGGTCGTCCCCTCCACCAAAGAGGCCGAAGTTTATCCCACGCTCGGTGCAGTTCCGCAGATGACACTCTTTGAGGGAGAACGTAAGTTCTCCGGTGTCGGGAACAAACAGACTTTCATGGTCTTCAACAAGTCCTTCGATACCGGTATCAAGATTCCCTTGACGGTCTTCCAGGACGACCAGTACGGGATCCTGACCCAGAAGATCGCCGAGCTTGCCATGGAAGGAAAACGGCTGCCCGTCTCTCTCGTGTACAGCGTCCTCCACAACGGCGCCCAGACCAGCGGTTCAACCTACCAGGCCGGCTTCGACGGTCTCCCGCTCTATTCCCAGGACCACCAGGGCGTCGGTTCGGCATTCCAGAGCAATATGCTCGGGGGTACGAACACGCTCAACGCTGCTAACCTGCAGGAAGTCATCGCAAACATGCGTACCCTGACCGAACAGACCGGCAGGCCGCTGGGGATTATCCCGGACACGCTTATCGTCCCCCCGATGCTTGAGATCCCCGCGAAGCAGCTGCTCCACTCGGCATTCTTCATGTCGGTTGGCACCGCTTCATCGCAGAACACCACCGCAACAACCCCCGCCGGTGTCTACAATATTCCTACCAGCAACGAATTCGGCGGTATCCTGAAGAAAATCATCGTCAACGAATACCTGACAAGCCCCTCCGAGTGGCACGTTGCCTGTACCGGAAGGATGACCAAACCGGTACTCCTTCAGGAGCGACAGGCCCCCATGCTGACGGTCAAGATGGACCCGAACACCAGCGATGATGTGATGAAGGAAAACAATGCGTTTGCCTCCATCTATGCCCGGTGGGGCGCTGCCCCCGGCAACTGGATGACCGTCTACCAGGGAAGCTCGTAATTTCCTTTTTCGGGATCCAAATGACCGGCTTGATCTGGGCTAATGATATCGCGGCGATGCTTGAAACGGGATGCAGTTACTCCCAGGCAACGGTCGATGCACTCGGCGCCGTCATTGAGCAGTTTATCCAGGCCGAACTCGACATGAATGGTTTACCGATTAACCCCGTCAACACGCCCGGGAGCGGAGTCGGTATGCTCGTGGTCGCTTCCCAGAACTGGCTCTGCCGGGATATCCGGATCATGCAGAAACATGACGGCACGATCCCGAACAGTCTCTCCGCCGGCCCGACACGGGAAGACGTTGCTATCGATGTCAGCATCAAATTCTACGATGATAAGGGACGGGATGCACTTGACAAGTATATCCTGAGCCAGACCGGTAACGAAGAAGACGACGAAGCACAGTATGCCGGGTTGCTGGCACTTGCCGGGGAAGACCTATGACCGCCCCGGTATCTCCCTCGATCTTTGTGCATAGCTGCACGCTCCAGCACACGATATCGACCGGTAAGGATTCGTACGGTGCACCTTCGCCCAACAAACAGATCACTGCATCGGTTTGTCGGTTCTTCACCTGCCAAGTAGCGGGGGAAAATGCCGCCGGTGTGCCGATCCTCGTTGATCAACTCCATTGCATCCTGCCCGGGGTGTCCGTTGTGCAGGATGAAGATACGATCACCAGTACGGTAACGGGCTACAATGGCACCTTCCAGGTCATCAACGCTGAACCCGACACCACCCGGGCCGGCGTCCGGCACTGGACGTGTACGATCAAGAAGGTGGTATGAGCGATGGATGCCACAAAACCCCAGACGGATCGTGAATGGTTGGTCCAGATTGACGGGAAAGTGGACTCCATCCTCGCACGCCTTGAGAAAGGCGATACCTGCATGGAAGATTACGGTGACCGGCTCGATGTCCTCGAAAAATTCCAAGCCAAACTTGTCGGCATTGCCGTAAGCCTCTCCCTGATTGCTTCGGTTTGCGGATACTGGATTCTCTGTAAGCTCTCCGCTATCGGTGGCGGGGGAGGTCACTGATCCCATGACCGCCGAACTCGAAGGACTCGAAGAGTGCCTGGCTGGCTTACAGGATGCGCTGGATGAGGTTCGTGCAGTCTCCGGAAACGCTGCCATGCAGGGTGGTCTTGCGTATGTTGCCGATGTGAAAGCCCTCGCACCGGTCAAGACCGGCGAGTACCGGGACGGCATCTCCTGCAAACCTTCCGGTGATAATTCAGTTGTTGTCGGGTCTCCCGATCCGTTTTCCCGGCGACTGGAGTACGGGTTCTATGATATGACTGATTCCCTCGGCCGGCACTTTTTCCAGGAGCCCCGGCCGCATTTCCGGCCTCCCCTCGATACCGAGATGGACAAGTACCTCGCTATCATGGCCGGCACAATCTCGAAAGAAGCGTTCGGGGATGGTGAGTGATGCAGGATATTGTGCTCGCCGTCATCGATCAGCTGCTTGCCAATGCTGCCGTTGCTGGGAATGTCGGGACTAATATCTACCGGGACAACCTGCCGCCATCCCCGCCCTATCCTTCCATCGTAGTAGACCGGGTCACCAAACTCCGGGAGGCAGGAAACAACACCGCACACTATGCAACCGCCCGGATCCAATGCACCGTCTTTACCCAATCGGACGGTCTGGCGGAAACTATCAGCGAAGCAATCGCTGACTGCCTGCACAGCACGACGAACACCTTCATGAACGACGTGTATGTGATCCGCATTGAAGATGCTGGAGGTGCCCCGGATAATTCCGATGCACTTACCGTCGGTATCTTCCGGGATCACCGCGATTTCCTGATTTTCTATTCAGCACATTGAGGTATCACAAACCATGACTTCACAAGCCAAGATGGCGACCGGGATGTTTCTCGCGTTCAACGGCTATGTTCTTGCCGAGATGACGGATATTTCCGAACCCCCGCTTGCCGTTGAAAAAGTCGATTCGACAAGCCACGACAGCCCGTGTAAGATCACCATCCCCGGCCAGCTCTCCTACGGTGATATGACTTATACAGTAAACTTCGTGAACGATGTAACGCAGGCCGCCCTTGAGACCATGGCCACAGCACGGACAACCGGTATGTGGCAGGTTATTTTCCCGCCGGCATTTGCGTCCCTCTCGTACCAGGTGCCCGGCTTTGTCAGCGGCATAAAGAAGAAAACCCCGCTGAAAAGCAACCCTGCTTCACGGGACTTCACCGTCACACCGACCGGAGGCATCACGCCGATAACTACGGCAGGCCCGACCCTGACTACGCCGTACATGGTCGTGGAGGACCAGGTACCGAACATCTTCACGCTCTCGCCGGCGTTATCCGGTACAACCTACCAGTATACCTGCACATCCAAACAGGCCAGCACCTCGATCACGATCACGCCAACAGCATCCAGCGGTACGATCTACGTGGCCGGAAACCAGACGACATCCGGTGTAGCCAGTACCGCGATTCCCTATTCCCTTGCACAGTACCCGACAGGTTCTATTCTCACGGTCTTCGTTCTTGTGACTGGCACCAATGTCACGCCCTCCGTGTATGAAATCCAGATCACCCGGGGTACCTCGTAATGCTGAATAGTGTCCCTATCGAAATCGGTGGAGAAAAGTATCTCCTCCAGTTTTCAGCTATCGATGTAGACGAGATGGAGTCTCTCTTCGATAAACCGCTGGTGAGTATACTCAACGAGAACCAGATCAAACGAATTGGCGTGCTGGGAACGATGCTCTATGCAGGTCTCAAGAAGAACGGCCTGCCCGGCCCCCATGGTGAACTCCCCCGGGTATTCCCGCGAGGTGCAGCCGGACGGGCAGAGGCCCTCGATCTCGTACGAACCCATACCACCGGAAAAACCGGGGCGGTCATGATCGAACTCGGCAACAAGATCTTCGAAGGGTTCGGTGCCGGGGAATGGTTCACCTTCAAGGCAGTGTTCGAAAAAGAGGCTGTGCCCCAGGAGACCGAACCCTCAAAAAACTCGCAAGGGACTGGATCAAGTCCATAGAACCTGCGGCATACGGGTTATGCGAATTGACCCCGGCTGAGCTCTGGAACCTTTCCCCCCGTGATCTCAGGGTGATGATAGAGACTAAACTCAGGATCCGGACGGAACGGCGACGGGCCGACCTGTGGCATATGGATCGGCTCTTTGCCGTCCAGACCGCGAGGCTGCTCAACATCGCAGGAAAAACGCTCAAAGAAGGTGTCGAAATCGACGCGGATTCGCTCTATGCGTTTAAGTGGGATTTACCGGAAACCGAAGAGCCGGAAGAGGAATGCGATCCAACATCACGGCTGGAAGAAATCAGGCAAAAAATGAACAAATGGGTCAAGGCAACCGGAGGAACAACGCGTGGGTGAGCAGGTAGTTGGTTCACTTTGGGTTCGCCTGGGGTTGGATGGATCCGGCCTCTCCGGGGGTGTCGCCAATGCAGCGGCGTCGTTCGATGTCATCACGATGGCAGCGAGGACTGCGACGAGATTTGCCCAGCAGGGATTCGATGATACCGTCGGTGCAGCGATCTCGTATGCCGACCAGATGCAACATGTCTCCGATGTTACCGGCATGAGTACCGACTCGGCGCAGAAATGGAACGCTGCAAACATTGCTGTCGGTGGGTCTTTGGACTCAATGCTATCATCCCTCCAGATGGTGCAGGGAAAAATTGCTGACACGACCACTGCCGGTAAGACGTACCGTAAAGAACTGGATGAACTGGGTATCGCATACAAAGACCAGAACGGCAATTACCTCGATGCTGATACGCTCCAGAAAAATATTCTCACATCGTTGAGCAAAGTAACCGATGCCACCCAGCGGGACTCTGATGCACGGCTTATCTATGGCCGGGGATGGGCGAGCAATGCCGAACTTATCACGAATGCCACAAAAGCCCTCCAGGTCTATAACGCAACGCCGGCACCATTCTCTGACGACCAGATCACCGCTGCGCACAACATGGGAATCGAGCTTGACCAGTTCAACGCCAAACTCTCGATTGCCCAGACCGAAGTCGGCATGGAACTGTTACCATCGGTAAAAACGCTGGTAACCACATTTGG